GTAGAGGTTGAAGGTGCCGGCGCTCATCAACGCGGCGCCGCCGTCGGGCATCGTCTTGATACGTATGCCATTGACGGGCGGATTGGCGGTAGGCAGCGCATTGTCGTGCCAGAATGTGCCACCGATCACGACACGCCCAGGCCCCTGCGGGCTCGCGCTCGTACCGGCCTGCATCATGCCATCGACGATGAACTGCTTGCGTGCCCCGGCCTTGCCGAGCATGGAAGTACGAATAATCACGTAAGCGATCGAGTTTGGATCATAGGTCGTTGGCTCGATATTGGTGCCAAGCCACAGATTGTCAGCCCAACCGCCTGAATAGGAGTTGGTATTGCTAACGGTCTGCGCCTGGTAGGTGTGGCCATACTGATTGATCGGATCGGCCTGCCAGGTGGTGCCGCCGTCCTCGGAGACGCGCAGGCCCAAATATCCATCGGCATTGATCTGCACACCGAGAATGTGAAGCTCGTACTCGTTGTAGATCGCGTTGTTGATTTCGCTGGTGAAATCCATGGTAGCGACAGGCGTGGTAATCACCTTCTGGGTGATCAGTTTGGACATGCCGGGCACGCCAGGCATGGTGTTAGTCCAACCAACTTCGTCGATGTACTGCAGGCTGCTTCCTGGCGGCAGCGTAATGCTGTGCAGCTGCACAGCCGTGGTGCCATCGGTGTGGATCGGCGTAACGACGTTGCTGGAGGTTCCACGATTGTAGATATGCAACGTCTTGATATTGCGGATGGCGCCGGAGGCCGGCGACGGCACAATCGTCGTCGTACCCGAGGTAAGACCGGCGGTGTTGGTGCGGCCGGGGCCGACGGCGCCCGAGACGTTGTCCATCCAGTCGGCATGGACATCGATAGTCCCGGGGCTACCGATCTGGAGCTGAAGCAGATCAGTCGTCGAGGCAAGAATCAGCATTGGCCGGCTCGCTATCCCTGCGCAGATAGCAAGTCTAGTCCGATTCTTACGGCGGCGGCAACGCCGGACAAGGCATCCAGTATTTTGGCGGCTTGTGCGGCAGCCCCGTGGACGTCCGCCAGTCATGCCGCTCGTTCTGCGACATGATGAGGACGCCCTCCTCGCAGCCGCACAGCAGCGGCACACCTATAGGGGGCTCGATGCGCCCAGCAAACCGCCATCCATGCATCTGATAGTCGATCAAGACCTGCTCAATCGCGGCAATCTGCGCCAGCTGCACCTGATCGTAGGCGCGCTCGGCCCAATGCCGCAAAAAACTCGCGCTATCAACGTCGTCGAGAATCTTGATCACGCTATTCTCTCGGGAATCGTGAGCCCAAACTCGTTGCCGCCGAAGGCAGGATACAACGGCGCCGGCGACTTGCGGTATTTGTTCTCTTCGATGTCCTCGAGTTCGTCTTCATCGGGCAAGGTGGCGAGCCCGAGCTTGCGCATGTGTATCACTGCCTGCGACATGGCGTCGGCGAGGTCGTCATGCGCGCCTTTCGGGAAGTCCGCGCACTCGGAGATGACTTTGTCGGCCCAATCCTTGAACAGATAGTCGCCTAGCCCGGTCGATTCGGCCGGCGCATAGATCATCCCGCACTCGAACAGGTTTTGCACGGCATAGAGACGGGCTTCCTTGTCGCCTTCCGGCGAAATGAGCTGCACGCCAAAGTCTGCACGATCTGCGGTCTTCGGATTGTGGCTCATCACATCGGAGATCACGCGCCCACGCCGACGCAGTTCCTGCGCCACGGGAATGCCGGATGCTTTGTCCTCGATCAAAACCCGGTCCACTTTGAATTTTTTGCAGGTTTCCTCGATTTTCTTCGCCAGTTCATACAATTCCATGCGCTCCGCCCAGGCCCACATCAAGATCAATCTTCGGTTCTGCCAAATATCGCGCGTAACGCCCAAAACGACACCAGCGGAGGGATCGTTGATCTTCTTTTCGGTCTGTGCAGTGTCGATCGAGAGCACCGTGTAGCTCATGATTGGGAATTTCGGCCACGGGACGCCGAACTTGCCGCACTCTTGCTCGGTGTAGGGCCGCCACCAGTTGCGCTGAATGATGCCACCGCCGCGCGGAGAGGGGCGCTGCTGGTACTGGCCAGCATATGCAAAAGAGCCTTTTTCTCGTTCAATGTTAGCGACCGCTTCCGGCGAGAACCTTTCCGGCCAGGCGAGGTCTCCGTCTTCGACGCGGGGATCTTTCCAGCCGAGCGGGTTGTACGGCTCGCGGCCCCTTTCAAACTCCATCGGGACCATGAGATGGCAGTACGGCCAGCCCTGCTCAAGAATGAATCCGGAAATATCAGACTGATGCACCCTTTGCATGATGATAACGATGGCCGAATCATCCAGGTTATTGAGCCGGTCGGTGATCGTCTCGCGAAACCAACGCAAGGTATCTTCTCGAACAATATCGGATTCGCTTTTGTGGACGTCGTGAGGATCATCAATAACCACCCGGTCGCCTCTTTCACCCGTACCGATGCCTTTGACCGAGGATGCGAACTTCGAGCCGGTCTGGTCATTAGTGATTTTGATCTCGCCTTCTTTCTCGAGCGCAAAGCGATCTCCCCAGAGCTGTTGATATTTTTCACTGGTCACTAGTTTGCGGAACTTGGTGTTGTCTCTCTCGGTCAACCCCGACGAATACGAAAAGCTCACATAGCGCATCGAGGGCATGTTCATGGCACCCCACTCCCAGGCGGGCCAGAACACGTTGACCATGAGCGATTTCATGCTGCCGGGCGGCACGTTGATCAGCAATCTGGTGATCTTGCCGAACGTAACCGCTTCCAGATGCATTGCGATGTCGTCGAGGAGCCATCCTTCCACCAGTTTGGTTTCGGGCTCAAGCACGGACCAGAAATATCTGACGAACTGCACCAGACCGCGTGCTTTGGCTTGGGCTTTGCGTTCAAGACGCAATGCAAGCTCGGCTTTGAGCGAGGCAAGCGACTCTTCGGCGAGCTTGTCATCGCTGATGGGAAACGCTTCAACGTTCTTCTCGGTCATCGCCTTTTTTCGCCGCCAGTTTAGTGAAGCGAAGAAGCAGGTCAGGATTTTTAACGAAACAATCCATACACAGCCGTTTGGGTTTGCGCGGCGCGTGCCAGCGATAGATGACCTTGATCCCGCACTCGCAGCAAAACCCGGTCAGATTGTCATCGAACGGCGAGGGCGTATCAGCCGGCACGCAGACGACATAGTCGGCGGTTTCGGCCTCCTCATCGCTGACGATCGGGATTTTCATTCGTCCCCGTCGTACACATAGAAGTTTTTCTGATCACACATCTCTCTGAGCATGATGCAGCCGCGCCGAATCGAGGCGCTCGAGGTCCCGTAAACTTCCACGCTTTCCCCGCACTGGCTACAAGTCACTTGCACGCTCGGCACGGTACCGTAATCACCTTCCAGATCGATCTCCTCAACCTCGACCGGAATACGCATGGCGTCACCGCAACAGCATCGGTCCAACTAGCATTCCGACCGCAGTGATCAGCGCGCCGGTGACCATGCCGACGACAATCGGAACCGCTGGCGATGGCAATTCGAATGGCAATGCCAGGCGTTGTTTGAGAACCTTTTCGCTTTGTGCCAATCGCTCATTCAACAGTTTGATTGTCTCTTTTGCCGCTGCATCATCGTAAATCTGCCTGCCGGTCGACTGACTAGCCTCGATCAGTTCTTGGACGTGGTCGAGGCTTTTATGGATGCGTTCTATCGAATCCTGATTGTCGTGGATACGCTCGACCAGTTCCTTCAAATCGCCGCCGACGATGGTCGCTGTTGCGGCCTCGATCTTGCGCTCGATATTGGCTAGCAGCTCGCGCAGCTCGTTATCTTTCATTGGCAAATCATCAATCGCGCCAGGTGATCGCCTTCACACACCACATCTGTGCTTCTTGCGCGCTGGTTATCGCAATCGAATAGAGGCGCGCCTGCTCGCTTCCATGTTGCAGCTCTTCCTTGCTCATCGAACGCTCATCGTTGCAAAAATCGATGATCTCGGCGTAGAGCCGCTTGATCCTCGCTACGCGGTCGTCGCCGCTCGGATTGAACGTCAGTCCCACCGCCTTCTCGCCGAAGCTCAGCCGCTCCACGTTTTCGATGCTGGTCATTTCTCGTTCTCCATCTCGTTCTTTTGATCGATTCTAATCTGGCGCAGCAGGATCATCCTGGCCCAGGTGGCAACCGGAAGCCCGGCCTCCTTCGCCATGTCGCTAAAAGCACGGCGTTGCGCCTCGGTTAGGCGTATTTGCAGATTGTCTCCGCGCATCTGCAAAATCTACGTCGCAATGAGCATCATTGCAAGACATTGCCGATCATGCTAGACGATTCTCGCGCGGCTAGGCGTCTGCAGTCCCGAAAGGCCGATCTTGCCCCGAAGTCCGCACCTAGGGGTGTGTCGTTAGGTCTGGCTTGCCGCGCACTTTTCCCTCGAGATTGCAATGGCCGACGATCCCAATCCCGTTGAGACCGCCATACTGCTCGAGGCCGGCAGCAAGATGATCGACCAGCTGCACAAGGAAAATCTGCAGTTGCGAACCGAGGGGGCCAAGATCGTGCACGCGCTCGACTGCTCAACCCAGCTGATCGAGGCGCTGCTTGCCTGGCTGCCCGAGGGGCTCATACTCTCCGAGCAAGTCAAATCCACCCACGGCGCCTGGCGCGCCGCCATGCAGAAGATCATGCAATGAAAATGACCGAAGACAAGGTGAAACCGCTTGCCAGGCGGACTGACGACGAGGGCGAACTGACCTTTATCATCACCACCGATCCGAGTGGGCAGATCATCATCGATTTCGGCAAATCGGTGCACTGGATCGCGATGCCGCGCGAGCAGGCGCAGGAGTTCGCGCTCGACATCCTGCGCAAGAGTTCAAATCGTGTCGTCCTCCTGGACATTCCAGATCCAAAACCAAGATGACTGATGACGATCTACATTATCTGAGATCGATTCTCGCCACGTTGCGCTCGTTACGTGATGTCCTCAAACCCGGCGTTACGCTCAGCGGCGAGGTCCTCGCCGACAATATCGATTGGCTCGACTGCTACATCGAGCGCCTGCAGAGGATGCAAAAATGACCGAGGAAGAGCACACTGAGGACGTTCAGGACCTCACTGCCGAGATCAACCGGCTGCAAGAGGGCATGCGTATCGCCGGCATGAACATCGTGCGCCTCAACGACGAGCGCGCCAAGCTCGTGAATGCACTCAACACCTCCTGCCAAATGATCGACTATCTGGTGGCCGACATGGCCGCGGCCGGATTGCGGCCCACGGTCGCGCTGCAGGCCGCCAAGAAATCCTTCGACGCCGCCATGAAAGACCTTTTGGGCCAGCAAACCTTCGAAAAGATCGGCAAACCCATTGCTAAACCCAACTAAGATTACAGGCATCGATGAAGATGAATGGCGCGCGCGCGAGCGGGCGCTACGCGATTACATCAACGATCGCTGCATCAAGCGCGTGCCGCCGAACTCGCGCGAGCTGACGCAGATGGATGAGCCCGGCCGCTTCTACGAGTGGCAATTCTATCTGCGCGCTGCGGTGCTGCGCCCCGATCATCTCAACTTCATCGCCCAGTATTTCTGGGGGCTCTATCGCGAGCGGTTCATGCAGCGGCCATTCCAGATCGCCGGGCTCGAGTCAGCCGCCACCCCCATTCTCACCAGTATTCTGCTGACCGCGCAGGCCGCCACCGGCCGCGGTATCAACGCTTTCCTGGTGCGCAAGGAGCGCAAGGCTTTCGGCCTACGCAACATCATCGAAGGCATTCCCAACGACGAGCCGGTCGTGCTGATAGACGATTTCACCTCGCCGCAGCACATCACCACCTGGAACGCCATCCGCGCCATCATCGCCGAGAAGCTCGAGCTTTACGGCGCCGGTTTCGTGGTCGTGTACAAGGGCCGCTGGACCGATGTGCCGCGCAAGCTCGAGACCTCCTACGGGGATATCATGATCGACACGATTTTCACGCTCGATGATTTCGATCTGACCTTGGCCGAATACGGGAAAAAGCGATGAACAGGGTAAAACTACGCTATCAGGAGCGTGAACTCTATCAAAGCCATCTCATACACACCGCCGGTTTCCTCGAGGGGATCGCGTGCCGGCTCGATCGTATCGCGCTTTGGGAACAGGGGAACATGGACGTCGGCAGCCTAACGCTCACCGCCGACGATTGCAGGAGCTACGCCCGCGGCTTGCGCGAAGCTGCCAGGGATTAAGCTAGACTAGTTTGTGCTATGCTTAGAGCTGCGCAGGCGTGGCGGCAGCGCGCGCGTGAGGTGTTTATCCTTTCATCCTCACAACAAGGCGAGGCTCGGTCTGCACCTGACAACCGTCAAACCCCGCAAGCCGCCTTTTGACCTAAGGAGGAATTATGGATCGCCGTTCTGTCCTCAAGATGTTTGGCATCGCAGCAACTGCAGCTGCCACCGCTGCCCCCGTCGCCCTGGTGGAGGCCGAGGCGCACTGGATCGATCCGCTGACGGTCACGGTTATCCCGCCCAAAGGCCTCGCCTATCAGTGGAAGCGCATCTTCATCACCAGCGAGGAGCCAGACCTGGAGAATATCCTGCAGATGATCGCCGCCGGCTGGAAGCCAGTGCCACTGGCGCGTCACCGCGACGAGCTGCCAGGAATGGATGCGCGCGCCTACTGGATCGAGAGCGGCGGCCTCGTGCTGATGGAGAAACCCAGCGAGGATATCCCGCCACCGCGGGCGCATCCGCTCCCGTTTTAACGCTCCTCAGAAGTAACCCTTTCGCTTGATCAACTGTCATCCCATGGGTTGCAGCGGGGAAACACCTGCTTTGTCCAGCGCCTCCATCGACAGTGGTTGTTGGCTATCTGGGACGGTGGGGGTGTGGGCACAGGCCAAAGCGTTTAGCGGTGCGCCGTGCGCGTAGTGGTGCGCGTTTGATGCGTCGTGCGCGTCACACCGGGATTACTATTGCCGTTGCCATTGCCAGAAGCGGCCGCCTGCTGCGCCGCAAGATTGGCGTCGATGCGCGTCTGCGCCGCCGCGGCCTTCTGATCGACGGTGAGACCGTGCTCAACATATTCCAGCGTCATCTGGTTGGTCGGCCAAGCACCGGCGATCGGCTCGTTCACTCGCATCATCGTGCACCAGGCACCGCTGGTAGGCCTTCGACCATAGTAGAAGGGCGTCGCCGCGCGCGCCGTGATCGCGCCAGTCGAGGGATCGAAGCTCGCCAAGTTGTAGTACAGCGTCGGCTGGCCAGCGGCGTCGAAGCCAGAATTATACGCCACCGTTCCCTGCACGGTGACGGGACCAGGGTTGGAAGCCAACGGATAGGTGATGGTGGTCGCCGAGGTGACCGTGCCGGTATAACTGCCGTTGTAGCCCGCAGGCGTGACACCCGCGACCGTGATCGGATAAATGCTACCGGGCGGATCGTTCTGCGCCGGAACCGTCGCAGTGACAATGCCATTGGCCCAGCTCATCGCCGAGCAAGTCAGCGAGAGCGGCTTGCCGACGAGTGAAGCAACCACCAGCGCCGCCATCGGCGCCGCGGCCGGAGGAGCCGCCGCAAAAAACCATACGATCTGACCAGTCAGCGGATTGGTGAGGCTTCTCGGCATGACGCTATCTCCTGCGCAGGAAATGCTCGATTCGCAGCGAGCCTAGCACATCTCCACATCCTGTGTGCAGTGGCAAAGCCAGGTGAATGCACCCATCCGCACGCACTTGATCCAGTATTCCGGCTCAAGCCTCATCGAGTTTGCCCTCACCATAGCGAGAAAGCGGGAGCCGTGCCTACGTCGAGGTCCAACGTCATAGCGGCCGTGCTCCCTTGCAGGCATCTCACCTCTCCCACTATCGCCGTCAAGGCCACCTGACGGGGTGGGGAGCGCCCGCAAACCTTCGTGCCTCGATGTCTTCTAAAATCTTGGCCGCAGGCGCGGGCAAAACAAGGCAAGCGTTCTCATCCCAGACCTTCACTCTGCCGTCGCTGCTGGTCGCGATCCCGGGCCGAACCTGCGGCATGTAATGCCATTCTACAATCTGCATTCCTTCTTCAGCGTCCATAGCCAACGCTCCTGCCACGGTAACAGCCGCTCCGGATCATCCACCGTCAACTGGTTGGTCATCTGCGCCAGAAACTTCCGATCCTCCCTCGCCACACACACCGGCCCCTGCTTCGTCAGTAACATTACCAGAACTAACCACTCCTCCTGGCTCATCTTTTCTTCTCCGCGCCCTCAACTCCTCCTTGGCCTTGCGCAACATCGCTAGCCGCGTGCGCTCGGCCTCCGCCCGCTCAAACTGCCGCCGCCGATTATCCACAGCAAAATCACGGTGCCACAACAACGCATAACACTCAGGACATACCTTGAGATCACCCCCCGCCAGAAGATCAGGCGCAACCCGGCAGTCGCTGCATAACCCCATCATCAAATACGGCGCCGCCGCCGGCAACTTGCGCGCCATCGCCGGCTCAGCTACCGCACGATCCTTTATCGGCATCACGAGACCTCCATGGACGAACGCCAGCAAATCGCCCTCGTCAAAGCTATCGACCGTACCATGCGCAAAACAACCGACGTCGATGTCGTCGACCTCTGCCACATCGCCTATAAACTCTTCCCCCTCCGCCTCCCCCCAACAGCCGTCACCATCCCCCTGCGCCTCCTCCTCATCGCCCAAAATCACCTCGCCTCAACCACCACCAGCGACGAAGCCAATGACCTCCGCCAAGTCTGCAAGTGGATCATCTCCCGACAAGACAAAACACTCCTCCCAAATGTCCCAAATAATACTGTCCCAGAAAATCCCCCAAGTGTCCCAAAAAATATTTCTGGGACAAATGTCCCAAAAAAAGCCACCCGTCCCAGAGGTCGACCACCCTCCCAAACCCCCAAATCCGAAGCCGAACGAAAAGCCGAATACCGCGCCCGTAAACACACCGAACTCGAACTCATCCTCAAAGGCACCAAACCCAAGGACTACAAGTAATAAACCAAGCAAAACCAAAGCCTTAGAACCGCGTATAAAATCAGAAAATTTTTTTGGGGATGAGGCCAGGGCAAATTTCTCTCTCTCGAGCCGCCCCTCCCCCCTGGGGTGCGCACCCCAGGCGCACCGAGGCTGGGGCGGTGATTAGTAGTCATAGGCAACGCAACAGAAACTGCAACGGAATCAATCGCTTTTCGACTTCGACTTCTCGGAGGGTAACGCCTGGGGTAACGGCTCGGCCTCAATCACTTTCGCCGCCTCACCGGAACGCCGCGCCAAATAGGCCTCGATCGCCTCGATGGCATCGATGATCTGCTCCTCCGTCATCCCCTTGACGCCGCCGCGGTGCTCGATCTGCAACTCCCGAGGAACCAGCAAAACCAATAGCTTAAGGAATATCGCCGGCTGGTTCTTCATCACCTGCTCGATCGCCTTGCGGCCGCCCTTGGCAAACGCGCGGTGCATCTCAGCAATGGTGGCACGATTCAGTAATTCCCGCCCACGATAAGCATCAGCGAGCTTCGAGGCTGAATACTCCACCTCGATAGCCTTATTGACGGCTGGCTGGCGCCGACGTCGTTCTGCTAGTGGAAGGTTACGTTTACGCTTGGGAGTTGCGTCATCCTTAGGTGGGGAGGGGATAGGCTCCGGGGGCATTAGGGGGCTCTGTGGTGAGGTCGCGGCCTGTTGGGAGGCTAGCACACATTGGGGGTATCGCCAGGGGTTGTGTGGGCGTCCCAGAGGCGCTGCCCCTCGCAGGCATGCGGAGCGTTCACATCGCAGCCGCAGCCGGGCCACAAGGTGCAGTTACCTGGGCGAGCGGGGACGTGCTCGAAGCCGGCGAGGAGGGGGATTGTGAGGCTTTGTGTCGTGGTCTCATTGTTGGCCATTGTAGATAGTCCCTGCCTTGCCAAGCCGCGCCTCACCTGACCATGACTCGCCGAGCCATGCCGTGCCTCACCGCGCCTTGCCTAGCTGCTGTCCTCCGAAATGACTGAGGAGTCCCCGCGCCCGGCGCTTACAGTCGCCGCGACAGTTTGAGGCTCGTTGGTTCGAGCCGGCGCGAGGACAACGTGGTTAGTACCGATCGGCTGGCCGGTGATGGGACAGTCCGGGTGTCGATCGGTGCACCAGATGAAGGAGCAGGCGCAAGCGGGATAAAGACATAGGCCCTTGTAGCTGGGATCGCGCATCACCCAATCGCCTGGTCTGATCATGGCTTGCGCTCCGTTTTCTGCACCTTGAACCAACGCTCGACGCAGGCGTCGCAGAACGAGGCACCAGAGCTATCGGCTTTCCACATCATCAGCGGCACCTCGTCCTCGGACAGCGCACCATGACAGATCGCGCACAGCGCACGCACCGGGCTATCTGGCTTGCCCCAGGCGATGGATGGCATACCCGCGCGGAATGTCAGACGCGCCTCGCTCATGACCGCACCATCATCGCGACACCAGTGGTCGGCGTCGCTTTGGAGGCGCAGCTGGCACCAATGGCCGTCGCCGCGGTTTCAGTCGTGGTGAGGCCTTAGCTCTGGCCAGCATCTCACGCCGATGGCGCGCAACATCAACATACAGCGCCTCGATGCAGTCCCAGCAGGCACAGCCCACCGCATGCGGCTTGGCCTTCCTACCGGCCAGACGCCTTTGCTCCGCCATGCGCTGCAGATGCCAGTACAGCCGATCGATCGACCAGCGCTCGTCATCGTCCCAGGTCGAGGGGATAGAGCCATTGCGCAATCTGCGCTGGACCTCGCGCGCTCGCGCCCACCGATCGGCAGCGATGTGCTTGGGCGCCTTGCCGGTCTGCCAGCGCCTGTCCGCCTCAGCGCATGCACTCTCGAAGCTCATGTCCTCCTCGAATACTGGAAGGCGCCAGGGCCAGCGACATCGGGTGGCGCCTCCGCTTGCCATGGCGTCCAATGCTTGGGTTGGAACGCCGCTACCGCGGCTTGCGCTTGTCGGCGTAGCTCGGCCTTTGATGGCGGCTTGGCGCCCCTGTAGCTAGGGTGCAACTGTTCGCGCACATAGGCTTGAGCGTCGCCGACCTCACGCGCAGTCCTGCGAGCTTGATCGGCTTTGGTCACCCGCGACCAGTCGAGCCTCTTGCCCATTGACTACACCTTGAAGCTAGAGCGCGGCGCCTCTATCCTTCGATACTGCCTGAGTCTTTACTTGGAGAGAAAGAAAGAAAAGAAGGCGCTCCGTGCCTTCGCACGGCAGCGATTCTTTGGTGATTCGCTTTTTTTTGATAGTAAAAAATCCGTAAAATCCACAGAAAATATAGCTAAATCAACATCTTGTGGCTTGCCGGCGTAGTAGCACAAGAGCCCGCAACCCACTAGCCCTAGAAACCAGTCAGCATTGCTGACCGAGTTATCCACAGGCCCCTCGCCGCGATAAAAATTAAATCTCAGTCCCATATTGACACCCTCGTCTGTGGGTGCCATATTGGGACTATAGAGCTTAACCCATTGAAAAGGATCACAGCCATGATGCAGTACAACGACCTCTCCCCGAGACTCGAGGCCATCGTCGACAGCGCCACGCTGTTCGATGTGGTCGAGGTGCTTGTCGGTATTTGCCACGGCAAGGCCGAGCATCTGCGCAGCGACTGGCAGGACGAGCGTTCAGCCAGGACCTGGGAGCGCGCCGCCAAGACGCTCGATCGCATCACCGCCAACGACGCAATCCGCGCAGTCTGACTATCCATAGGCTGTCGCGATCTCCGACATCTCCGACAATGAAAGGACACACAAATGCAGATCGTTCTCCATCGCCGCCAACACGGCTGGACCGGGCAGTTCCGCGGCTTCAAGGACCTGCCTACGACCGAGCTTCCGCTCCCGTATACGAGCGATGCCACCGCGGACTTCGTCTACGCCGAGGTCGGCCGGCGCTTCCCGCAGGCGCGCCTCTTCCACGTCATCGACACTCGCTGCGAGAGGTGCGGACAATGACACACATCGAAATCATGAAAGCAACGCAGGCTGAGCTTAAGCGTCGGCTTGCCGAGATCGAGGACCGCTGCTGGTCACCGATCGGCGCCGCCGAAATATTCGAGCCTGACCTCATCCGCCGCGAGCTTGCCCGCCGCGTGGGATGCGCCTCTTAAGGGCGAAAGGGCGCGTAGGCGCCCTCTGCCGGTGATGCCGGTACTGATGAGCCCAACTGAAAGGACACGCAAATGACTACCCTCACAGATCGAAGTCTCGAGCTTTTTCTCGATTACGCCCGCGACGCCGGGAATTGGTCAGGAACTCCGCTTGTCGGCGGCAACGTCGGCGGCTCAAAGGAAGATCGAGGCAATCTTACGCACCTCAAGCGCGCGGGTCTAATCACCACTGCAACAGATGGCCCACACAAGTGGGTCGTATTCACTGACGCCGGAAAGCGATTCGCTGCCGAACACGGCATCATGGTCGATTAATGATGCGCGGCATTTTCATTAGTCATCCGTATGCCGGCCGCATCTTCGTTGCCGAGCGCTCCCGCAAGGGCAGCCGCAAGCTGCTGTGGTCGGTGATGCCCGAGCACCGCGGTGCCGACGTGCGCTGCCTTCCGAATGATGTCCCGCGCACGATCCGGCGCGCCGGCTATCGCTTTCTGAGCAACGAAACCTGTGAAGGATGAAAGGAAATGGCACGCACACTGAAGCCTGAGTTCGAGCGTGACGAATGGGTGCGCGTAAAAACGCTCACCGCCAATCACGCCCGCCGTTTTTTCGGCATGCCACCCGAGGTCGAGGTGCGCGAGGTACCGAATACCTTAGACGAATCCGACGGGCGTCGCGTTTTCGAGGTCCACGTGGGCAATCGGGAGATAAGGTGACATGGCACGCAAACCAATGCCTAGCGAGGCTGTGACGCCTCCTGATTTGGCAATCTATGCCGCGTGGGAAGATATCCACTATGCGTTGCGCAACGTGATGCGCATGCATCCGCCTGAAGTTGTCCGCTGGTTGGCCGAGAACGCCGAATGCAGCACCGTGCGAAAGGCGGCCCAAAAGCACTTCGAAGTAAAGGATGAGTGACATGGCACGCACACACACACTGATGCGCGTTAACACCTGCCGCTTTTGCGGCAAGCGTGCGCATTCCGATTGGTTGGTGAAGTACGGGACGCGCGCCTACGCATGCTTTGAATGCTACTCCGCGAACAAGACTATGCAGGACATTGCTGCACTATCGCAGTTCGAACGACACAAGTTCGAAGACTGGCAGGACATACGTGCCGCCAGGAAGCAGGTCGCCGATGAATGCTCGATCGGCAGTCCGGACTGCGATCCGCATTGCGACGGCCGCAAGTGCCTCGAGTCCGTCGAAGTGGAGTGAGTAATGACGCGGAAACGCAAGGTCATTGAGGTCGATCATCGCATGTACTCCATGCGACTGTGCTGGAAGGCTCGCAAGGGTGGTCAGTGGGGCAAGAGCGAATATCGTCCCATGACCAAGGGCTACGCCAAAAACATGGTGGACTATATGGAGCGCAAGTTCCCGGAGTTCGAGCATTGGACAGAGGAAGAAGGTTCATAACAATGGCGCTGACACAGACTGAAATCGATCTGAAGCGTTACACTCAAAAAAAGCTCACGACGGCAATGTACGACATCGTGCAGAGCTTCGACATCGCCGGCATCAGGACGGACGCTTTGCCCTGCCTCGGTGTCGAGCTTCTCAGGGCCGCGGCTGCCTTCTGTTTGTTCTGCGGCATATCAAGGGAGGAGTTCCTCGACGCCGCGAGCGACTACTACGATCGAAGCTTAAAGCGCGCCATAAAGGAGGGCCGCATCGATGTATGCGGAACCTGAGTGTGACCAGCTACCCGGACGGCTCTCGTCGCCCACATCGCAGTGCCGATCCGGGTAAGGGCCGGCGCCGAGGTTCAAGTCATCGCCACCTCGGCGCCGGCAGCATCGTGGGCAACACAAAGGAGCAAACATGAGCAAGCGACCACGCAAACTGCCAACCCAACCGATTCATGAGCGGCTCGCCGAGATAGGAGCCAGAGCAGTCGCAGCACAGGATGAGCCGCAACCGATACCGTATCAACGCAGGCAACAATCGCTCCCGCTCTCGCTGGACGACATCCGCCGGCAAGCACTGGTCGATCGCGCGAACATTGCGCACACAATCGCGGACCTCGAGGCGTGGGCGGCCGAAATTGCGTCCACGATCGCGTTCCTAAAGAGCAACCGATGACACGGGGCGAATACAGGGCTGCGCGCGAAACGCTCAACTGGACACACGAGCATGTGGCCGAGGTTTTGGGCGTGGGGCGCAGCACTGTGTACCGTTACGCCAGTGGCACCATAGGCGTTCCGGAGCCTGCAGCACGCTTGCTGCGGCTCCTGGTGTTGCTGCGGCTCACACTGCCACTGAGAAAATTCGAAGACATCCTCAAACACCTCAAATGAAAGGATACGACAATGAAACACGCTCTAATGCTCTCAGTCACAGCCATTGCTTTCCTGATCTACGCGCTGTGGCAGGTAATGGACCACAGCGAAAAGCAACGAAGCGCAATGCTTCGCGCCATGGGAGAAATTTGCATCGCGCAAAGTGAAGAAAGGCGAAACAGATTACCCGATACAGCAAGTTGGGATGAGGCTCTCGAGGCGCTAGGAACGCGCTTTCCATGCTTCGACAAAGCTATCGAGAGCATGGTGCGATGATGCGCGAGCTATTGTTTGCGATTCTCATCGCCTTACTAACGCTGATCTGGGTGTGTGGCACCTCACACGCCCAGATCGTGCCTAACCGCGGCCCGATCATGATCCTGCCCCCAGTCGAGTATGATCACCAATACGAGGGCGACCTCACGATCAAGATCGTGGACACACTGAACGAGCTATACGCTTTGTGCGCGCAGGAAAACTCCTTCATGCTCGCGTGCTCGTATGCGTCGTACCACGATGGCTTGCGCAGCTGCATCATCATCATGGTTAGGGACGAGGTCATGCGCCAGCGTGGTTGGACAAGCGGCTTGCTGTTCCGACACGAGCAAGGTCACTGCAACGGTTGGCCTGGTACGCATGTTGGACAGCGTGCGCTGCCTGAAAACAGCGGATTCTGGGTGACACCGGCTGAGCGAATGAAGATCCCGCTCGACAGGCTGGAAAAGGCGGCCAAGGCAAAGGACTCAGCAGCAGGACCGACGCAATAAACTTGACGCGCTTTACTGCAGCTGCTATACGTGTATGGGTGGGTACATACCCACCCATAATCTTTGGGTAACTACATTATCGCAACAACTAACCATGAAAGGACCTACCAGTGAGTGACATCAAAGACATTGGCAAGTGCGCAATGCGGGCCTGGGACCGCATCAAGAGGTCTCACACCAAGCTATGGGGTGAGTGGATGGTCGTCGGCGAGGGCCTCATCGAAGGTCGCCGCTGGGCAATGCAACAAGCAGGCGTTCAGGCGCCCGAGGGCAAGGGCTATACCCTGGCCTTCGGCGAATATCTCAAGCGCTATCGGCTCGACGATATGGACAAGTCCGATCGCGCCAAGCTGCTTCAGCTGATGGAGGAGCGTCCGGCAATCGAGGAGTGGCGTGCGACACTTCCGACCAATCAGCGCCGGGACCTGAATAATCCGACGCTGGTCTGGCGCAAGTGGCAGGCGGACACCAAGGTGAAGAAGCCCAAGCCCAAGGGCCAAGGCGACGCCAGAGCCCGCGCCATGGTCGCCGAGCAGCAGGAGCGCATCCAGGAGCTAGAAGAGGAGCGGCTCAACCCGGACGCCAGCCCCGAAGAGGTCGCCGACCGCATCATTGAGACCTACCCGGACACAGCCGAGGAGATCGCGCGTATGATCCTCAAGAAACTGAAAGAGCGCAAGGAGCGCAAACGCGGCGGGTACAACGTGCCCGCTCCCATCTGGAACGACACCAGCGAATCACCGTAAGCTCGCCTACTCCCACCTCTGTGAAATACTGGGGCCGCGGTGAACGCGGCCCCTTATTTCTCTCCGGTGATCGCGAACTTCTTCTTCATCACCCATGCTAAGGCAGCATCGAATTTTTCATCCGATGCCGTCCTTCGCGTATCAGGATGCAAACAAAGCACCAAGTTATTCCATTCTGTTTGAGTGCCGATCTTTTTCTGCTGTTCCAAAAACTTGCGATACATCTGCTCGGCTTCGAAAGCCTTGTTCTTTTGCTCGGTGGTTGAAGCGTTGGCAACTGCCATGCGCGACTTCACCTCACCCTGCACTCGCTGCTCAAAGGTATAGGCACGTTTGCGATCGGCCTGGCGGATCGCGGCATCGAGCTTTTGCCGCGCCGACATCGAAAGCAGCGCACGATCGATCTCGGGATCGGCAATATTCGCTCGACGACCGCGCTCACGCTCGGTCGCCAATTGAACCTCGAACTGTCCTAAACCGGTCTTCTCTACCACCTGATCGCGGGTAAGTCCCTCATCCAGATACAGCGACGCTGCCTGCTGTCGGAGAGTGGCATCGCTCTTGCGCGGGCGGCTACGCTTCCTCGGCATCTGCCGCTCTTTGCCGTCCAGGCCGATGCGTTTCTCAACTGCGGAATTTTCCGCAACTGCGGGATTTCCCGCAGTTGTCTTGCGATTGTTGCGGGCTACACGAATAGTGCTCTCGTCAATACCGAGCTTGCTGGCGAGCTTCCTGCTCGACCAGCTACGATACTTATCCTTTTCCACGGCTTGCTTCGCCAACTCACCGGGTGAAATATAGGCATAGGGTACGCCGCAGTTGCACTTGGCTTCCTGCAATACACCACAGCCAGTGCAGCGCAGCGTTAATACTGTGGTTGCGTCCATCATGCCCTCCTGTTGCAAGAGTTCAGATAACGGGCACACGCAACGGCATCATCCTCGACTGTTGTCTTGTAGAGCGGGCCCAGGTGGCGACAGGAGTGATGGAGTGGTGCGTAGTACCTCCACGCTTCCCAGACTTCCCAGCTAACAACAGGCCCCCTCATACGCTTCACACCGTACACCACATAAGAACCAATCTGACTTGCGGGCATATCATCCTCCGTGAGACAAGGAACCGGGGAGTTGCCGCCCCCCGGTCCTTGTCGGCACTCACTCAGCTGGCTGGGCCGAGGGAGTGCCACCTCCGGTAAGAAGACGACTCTTCGCCTCCTTGATCCGCATTGAGCGGCCTACGCCACGCCGTGTCATGCAGCGTTTGACGGCTGTGGAAAGCACGCCACGCACTGCATCGATGATGCGAGGATTACCGCCGTTGTCTTTGGCGTGTGCCCGCACCATCTCGGCCATGTCGGAGTCGTCAAAGCACGGACGACCGGCAGGGCTGTCCTCACTGTTGACGCTGGCAGCAGCGGCTCGATACTTATCGCTTTCGCTAAAGAGCGCGTCACAATGAGGTTCCACCTCGCGAGAGAGTGGGATCTCCCTCCCTCTGGTGGCTGGCGGCAAATGCTCCGGCAACTCAGGAGCGCAGCGCGCCAGTTCTTGACGTTGTTCCCGTGTGCTCATGGGACCTCCCTCTGTTAACACGGACAGGCAGCAGGTGCTGCCTGTCAGACAGACTGGCACATCTCTATTCTGGTGACAAGCCCCTCCTGTCCCCATCTTGTCAGCGTGACAGGAAATGCTTTACACTTTCCTCATGAAGAATGTTGGCCTCAGAATCGCAATCCGAAAAGCTGGTGGCATGCGCGCGCTCGCCCGCGAGCTTGGCCTCACTTATCAAGCTATCCAGGATTGGGACGAGGTTCCGGCACGCTGGTTGCTTATGATCGAAGCAAAGACCGGCGTTTCACGTGGCAGGCTGCGCCCGGACCTTTATCGTGATTGGGAACCCAAACGCACCAAAGAACTGGAACCAGCATAGCTTATGCCGATTGGTTCTTGGGATTGACCTTGCTTCGCGCCCAGGAAATGAATCCGGATCTGATGAACTGCATCACCTCGGGGCCCGCCTGCATCGGCTGGTGATTGCGCCACGCCCAAGGCGGTTTCTCGCCATTAAACTTCTCGATGTACTTGATGAAGGCCCAGCCGTCCTTATAGCCCTTGAGTAGGCCATAGCCGCGCAGCTGCGCATAGAACCGCATCTTTTCCTGGTAGGTGTAGGGCAACTCCTTAGCGTTGGTCTGGCCCTTCTTGCGGAACGTGCCATCGAACTCGACCAGTTCGCCCTCGCGCTCGTAAATATCCGAGACGATCTGGCGCTCAAACCCGCACTCCGGACAGACCTTCACGCCCACGGGGATCAGCACTGTGCACTGTGGACAAGGCTTGGGCAGCGGCGGGCTGCGCTTGACAGCCTTGTTCTGATCAAGCTTACCCATGCTCAAATGCTCGTGGTGAATATCGGTAACGAAACCCAATCTTGCCGTGCTATCACTGTGGTCGAGAATCAGCGCGAATTCTTTGCCCTCAGCCGTGCGTAGGGCGCGCCCAATGATTTGCACAAAAAGCATCTCGCTCTTGGTTGGCCGCGCAAGGACGAGGCATCGGACATCCCAATCAACGCCGGTCGTCAACGTGCCGACGTTGCACACAACACGATAGGTGCCGTCATGAAACGCCCGCTTGATTGCCGCCCGATCAGCCGCGGATGTATTGGCGTCCTGGTAACCAGCGCTTATACCAGCGTCGAGAAAGCGCGCTTGCAGGGCTTGGGCGTGAGCACAATCCACGCCGAACACAAGCGTCTTGTCCTGGTTCCAGCGTGTCCGCCAGGTCTCGATGATATTGGCGACGAGGGCGTTCTCTCGCATGACAGCGCTCAATTGGCCCTCATGGTAATCGCCAGCAACGTCTTTGACGCCAGAGAGATCGGGATGGTCAGCACCAAATACCTTGAAACGTGCGAGATAACCGAGATCGATTAATTCCTTTGTGGTGCTCATCACCAGCAAGCTCTCGAAATACTTGCCGAGGCCGCGCGTCCACGGCGTTGCGCTCAGCCCAATGAACGGCACTGTTTGCCAATCAGGGTGTTGCAGCCATTGAACGTGCGCCTTGTGCAGCTGATGGCATTCATCGATTACGACTACCTGTGATTCAGGGTACTTGCCGCGTGAGCGTATCGTTTGGATGCTCGCGACCTGGACCGGCTGGCTCCAGTCGGTCATGACGTGATCAGCTTGAATCACGCCGATCTCGCGAATGCCCTCGTTGTAAAACATTTCCACCGCCTGATCGATGAGCTGGATCGCAGGCACGACAAACGTCAGGCGGTTATTTTTTCGGCGCGCTCCCTCCACGATCGTCGCTGCCACCAGCGTCTTGCCCGAGCCCGTCGGTGCCTGCACCACCAGGCGGAACACCCGCTGAGCCACCGTGCTCCTGATCGCCTGGAGGCACTCCTCCTGATAAGGGCGCAACTCTTTGTTCATATTCCCTCCGCGCTTTCTGAATCAGGAGAATGCGCTCGTCGCCGGCGACCTCGCGCACTTCTTGATCGCTCAATTCCCGTAATGAGCCACCGTCGGCGAAGGCCATCAGATGTCCGCAATAGACGCAGAGCGTCACATCACCGGCCTTTGGCTGATGCGCGTGCGGCGCGCCCTCCTCGACAGCAGTCGCGCCGTCGAGAAGCATCCCGCAGTTGAGGCATTTTGGCTTGCTGGGCACCTGCACAGACTCTTGAACCTGATAGTCCTTCATTTCTTCACCGCCACTTCCACTTCAACTTCTTCCCGGCGCCCGAGATCGATGCTCCAGACCAAGCCGCTACGGACGTGCATCACAATCCAACAATGCCCGTCGCGGGTTTCCTTCACGGCCCGCTCAACGGCCTGCATTGGAGTGAGTCCGCGCTCATCGCTCTCCCAATAAAACTCAACAATCCATTGCGGCACGTCGCTCGGCACATCGCCGTCAAGCTTGTTCTGAAGCTTGCTCATTGTCGGCCTTTCGTTCTTCCCAGTGTTTGCGGCAATACCACATGCCGAGCCGGCCCTTGCGAGGAAAGTAGCCGATGCCGAACGGCGCGTCTTCTTCACAATCATCCGCTCCGCAACGGTCATGAATGAACATGCCGCCATCGTAGCGAGCGTTGGTTTCGGTTGGGTTAGTTACAGCGGGTGCCGGCGCCGGCGGGCCTAACGGCCTCAACCAGTCTTTCTCAGCCTCGAGCTGCCGCGACGTGATTGGACGATAAACCGCAGCTGCCCTGCGACTTCTGGTGTTGCGCTCTCTTCCCGTGTTGAAGATGAAGCGCATATTCTCCAGTTCGTTAAAACGCGCGCTTGCTGTTTGATGCAGCATCTTGAGCGCAACCTCGGCTTCATCGGTGGTTGCGCCTCGTGGCTCGCAAGACACGATATAGTCGAAAACCTTGCGACGAAGCGCAGTGAGAACTCCGATCGGCAATCGCTCGGCCGCTGCTTCGCTTGTTTTTGATCCAGGCACGAACGGTGCTTTTTTGCCGAACATGTCAAACTGATCGGACATTGCGCGGCTCCCATCGGATGCGATCGATCACTGTTGGTTTCGCATGCCCGCGACGCCACACGTACCAGGCAAACGCCATACCGCTATTTGCCTTGCGCCCTTCCCAACCCGCTCGGTGCATCATGGGCAGGCGATTCGCGAAACAGTGAATGTTGGCGAGGCCGGCGCCCTCAAGGATATCCGCGCGTTTCTCGCTCTCATAGAACGCGAGCCGCAGCAGCATGACCACGAGCGGCGCGCGTTCGAGCGCACGCCGCACGAACTGTTCAGCCAGCTGAAACGGTGGGTTGGTGACGATCGCCCCGCACTGGCAATCGACTGGGAACAAGAAATCGATACGGTCAAAACTGTCGGGGCAACCGCGGTCGTTCAAGTCAGTGGCGAAAACCTGATGTCCCGCCTCGCGTAGAACCTTGACGATGTTGCCGGTGCCGCACGCCGGCTCCCAGATCATCGACGGTAGCGCCTCGACTTTGAGGAGCGCATAGACCGCTTCCGAGGGCGTATCATAAAGATCATTACGCCGCTCGCTGAGTGGCGCCCG